AGACTGTCAAACCTACCCCATTCCTGCCACTGAAAAACAAGGAAAATTCCCGCGTTTGTCAAACCTTCCGGGGTAACGATAACCCAAAAAGGAACAGCCGCCCCGCTGGCACGGGAACGGCTGTCGGAAGGCTCAACATGGAACTGAATATAGCACAAAATCCCCTTGCCGGGCAACCCGTGGCCGATCTCTTGGATATAGGCGCGGCGCTGCATTGGCTGCAACCTGGTCAGAAACGACCCATTGCGGAAGGCTGGTCTGACGCCCCACGGGCAACGCGGGCTGACCTTGAACGGCAGCACGTCCCCGGCGCCAATATCGGAATCCGTCTGGGGGAGTATTCCAAGACTCCCGCCGGATATATTCACCTTCTAGACCTAGACATTCGCAAGCCCGAGGCTGCGGCAGAGGCTTGGGCAACCGTGCGGAAACTGGTGCCCACGGTGGACGAACTGTCCACGGTTATCAGCGGCAGTGGGGCAGGGCGCCACTTCTACTTTTTCAGTCCGACCCCGCTTCGATCCGAGAAGCTGGCCAAGGGCGACGGCTGGGAGATCGAGTTATTCGGGACCGGCAAGCAAGCCGTCCTGCCCCCGTCTATCCATCCGGACACGGGCAAGCCCTACCGCTGGCAACGGCCGATCGTCCGCGAACTGGTGGAACTCGGAGTCGTTCCGACGCACATATTCCGGCAGGACGCCCGCCCAGCGGCAGAGGAAGCCGAAGACGAATGGGATTGGGGCAAGCCTGATCCCGATTGGACGCGCATCCGCAAGGCGCTGGGGAAGATCAAAGACGCTTCCGACCGGGACACTTGGCTGCGCCTTGGCATGGCCCTGAAGGACGTTTCCAGCGGGTCGGAAGAACATGCGGCAGAGGGCTTCCGCCTCTGGTGCGCCTGGTCGCGGCGCTGCCCTGAGAAGTATTCCGAGAAAGCCCAGCGGCAGACGTGGCGCAGCTTCAAGCGATCGGGAACCGGCATTGGGACGCTATTCCAGATTGCGAAGGAATGGGGCTGGACTGGGGAAGCCGAGTCCCCGCCCGTCGCACCTTCCCGGCTGACCTTCCTTAGCCCGGCTGACTGTGAGGCCGCCCCATCGAGGGGCTATGTGATCAAGGGCCTGATTGCGCCCGGAGACGTGGGATGCATCTTTGGTGCCCCCGGCGCTGGCAAGTCCCTTCTGGCCCCGTTCCTGGCCTATGCCGTGGCGCAGGGGCGTGAAGCCTTCGGGCAGCGCGTCCGGGCTGGTGGGGCCTTCTATGTGGCAGCGGAAGACCCGCACGGCATGAGGGGCCGAGTCCGCGCCCTGAAGGCAGCTTACGGGGACGCCCCGGGCTTCCAGCTTGTCGAAGGGGTCAGCAACCTACACCCGGACGCCCCGGACCTGGTGGCGCTGATCGAAGCTGTCCAAGCCCGGAAGCCGTCTATCGTCTTCATTGACACGCTGGCAATGTCTTTCCCGGGCTTGGAAGAAAACAGCGCCGAGTCGATGGGCAACGTGGTGGCAGTCGCGCGGAAGTTGGCAGAGGGCGGCGCGGCCGTGGTGCTGGTGCATCACGATACCAAGGCAGAGACCGGAACCCCGCGCGGGCATTCGATCCTGAACGGCGCGCTAGACGTGGCCCTGCATGTGAAGCGGGATGAGGAGTCCGGGATCATCCGCGCCAAGTTGACCAAGAACCGTAACGGGCCTTGCGATCTGGACATTGCCTTCAGCATTGCAACCGAAGATGGCGGGACCGATGAAGACGGCGACGTGATCACGCTGCCCCGTTGCCGCGAACTGTCGGCTGACCCAATGCGCGTAAAGCTGACTCCTTCTGAGGCAGCGGCGGCGCACATCCTGAAATGCATCCTGGACAATGATACATCAGGATTGATCCCTGAAAGCCAATGGCGAGACGCTTGCATGGTTGAAGGGGCGTTGTCCGATAGCCCGAACAAGGAGTCGCGGGGCAGAGTGTTCCGGCGCGTCCGGGATGCCTTGGGCGGACAAGGGGTAATTGTCCGGTTTGTCCCTGACAGTTTGGCAGAAATGCACGTCAGAATGAGTGACTTTAGTTGGTCTGATGCCTTTGACGACCTGCCCGGACAAGGCGGACAAGGGGCGGACAATGCCCAGAGTCCGGGGGACACGGCCGCACGGCTTGATGGGACAGAGGGCGGACATCAGGTGGGCACACCCCCTTTAGGGGGTGCCCCATTGTCCGGCCCCTGTATCAGCCCGGACCCCTTAAGTGAACTCTTGGGATAGATCATGGGACACGATCAATCATCCAATCAACGGGTCCTTCCCGGTGGGGCCGGGTTGCGGGGGACGCAGACCCCAAAAGAAAGCGCTATGCAAATAAAATCGAAAATTGATTCACATTCATTTGGGGCAAATGACCCCTTGGCGGACCTGCTAGGCGGCCCGATCAATTCAAATCCATCACCGGTTTCCAGCAACCAAATCAGCGAAACGGAACTGGCGGACTTGCTGGGGCTGACTGCCAACCGGATTCGGACCCTGACCCGCGACGGAGTCCTGAAACGGACGGGCAAGGCGACCTATGATCGGCGGGAAGCCGTTCGGTCCTATTGCCACGCTTTACGGGAAGCCCTCACAAAAAAGGGACACGCTTCCAAGGGCGGTGACGCCATGGCAGCCGAGAAGCTGCGCCTTGCGGCCGCTTTGGCAGAGAAGGCGGAACGGGCAAACGCGGCCGCCCGGGGCGAGTTAATCCCGGCTGCCCAGGTGGCGCGCGAATGGTCCGAGGTGCTGCGCGGGGTCCGGGCTGGACTGCTTTCGCTACCGTCGCGGGTGGGGTCACGGCTGGGGCATCTGACCCCGCATGATCTGAGCGAAATTGACCTGGAAATTCGCAGTACGTTGAATGATCTGGCGGGGGCCGAAGATGGAAGCAATTGAAGTTGTCCGCCGATCAGCGCTTGCCGCGCTGAAGCCCCCGCCGCGCTTGAACCTGTCGCAATGGATTGAGTCTGATATGCGGTTGCCGGAAGGGGTCAGCGCCACGCCCGGCCCTGTCCGTCTCTGGGCTTTCCAAAGGGCAATCGCGGATGCGATCAGCGACCCGGCCATTGAGCGGGTGACACTGGTCAAGCCGGTTCGTGTGGGCCTTTCGACTCTGATCACGGGGGCGGTTGCGTCATTCGTCGCGAATGAGCCTTCCCCAATCCTGGTGCTTCTGCCGACCGAAGCGGACTGCCGCGACTACGTGGTATCGGACCTTGAACCGATCTTCGAGGCGACCCCCAGCATTGCCGGGCTACTCGCAGCCGAGGCAGACGAGTCCGGGCGGAATACGCTTCTGTCGCGCCGGTTTCCGGGCGGGTCCCTTAAGATCGTGGCAGCCAAGGCGCCCCGCAACCTTCGGCGCCACAACGTCCGGGTGCTGTTGATCGATGAAGCGGACGCGATGGAAAACACGGCCGAGGGGAGTCCTATCACCTTGGCTGAACGGCGGACTCTGTCCTTCGGCAATCGCAAGATCATTTTGGGCAGCACTCCAACCCACGACTCCACGTCGAATGTATTGCGCGCCTATGCGGCTTCCGATCAGCGGGTTTTCGAGGTGCCTTGTCCTGAGTGTGGCGCCCTTTCGGAGATCCTTTGGGGCCATATTGAGTGGCAGCCCGATCGGCCGGAGACTGCCGCCTTCCGATGCCCGCATTGTGCGGAACTGGTGCCGGAACGGTTCAAGGCTGCGATGGTCGCAGATGGCGCCTGGCGGGCTACCCGTCCAGAGGTGAAGGGCCATGCGGGCTTCCGTCTCAACGCCCTGGTCTCGACGCTGGCCAATGCCTCTTGGGGCAAGCTGGCAGCGGAATTCCTGCAGGCGAAGGGGCAGCCCGACACGCTGCAAGTGTTCGTTAACACGATCCTTGGCCAAGGCTGGCGGGAAGCGGCCGACGAGGCCGACCCGGACGCAATCGCCGCCCGTGCCGAAGACTTTGGGCTAGATGCAATCCCGCCCGAGGTGCTGACCCTGACCGCCGGAATCGACGTGCAACACGACCGGCTAGAGGTGACGCATACCGGGCACGGGCGGGAAGCTGCATTCGTGCTGGGCCATTCGGTCATCTGGGGTAGCCCGGGCGATGACTCGACGTGGGCGGAACTGGACGAATTGCTGAAGACCACGTTCAACCCAGCTTATTCACCGAATACGCGCTTTCAGTCGGCTCGGGAGCGGGTCGGGGATGGTTTCGACCTCTTTTGCGGATTTGGGACGGCGTCGAGGGATGG